CAGCGCATCACCGGGAGACTTCCCGCGCAAGGAATACCGCATTTTCGGTGACAAGATACTGACCGACTACACGGCGGTCTGGATTGACTATCCGTACTCTGTGCCGGAATACTCCATGCCGGTTTACTTTGTCCAGCTGCTCAAGTACCTGATGGCCTGGCATCTCGCCATGCCGATCACCGACCAGGCTGACAAGGCCAGCTACTGGCAGAATGTGGCTGTTGGATCACCGGCAGAGAATGGCCGTGGCGGCTACATGCGGACCGCCATGCAGATCGACGGCGCAGGCCAGCCGATCAACAGCATCAATGATTTCAGCCTCATTGCGGTGAGGTACTGATGACCCGGTTCGTTTCGATCCAGACCAACTTTGGCAGCGGTGAACTTGATCCGTTGCTGCGGTCAAGGGTTGATCTTGCTGCTTATGCCAACGCGCTGGAGGAGGCCACTAATGTGGTCTGCCAGCCACAGGGCGGGATTCGCCGCCGCGCCGGACTGCGCTACCTGACCAGCCTGCCAAACAGCAGCACCACCTCGGCAGCGAACGGGGTGCGACTGATCCCGTTTGAGTTTAGCACCACCGATTCGTATATGTTAGTGCTTACTCACAATCGAGCCGTTGTCATCAAGGCTGGGTCAGTGATCACTAACATAAACGCATCTGGGAATGATTATTTGGACCTCTCAGGCGTTGGCGTTACTGGGGCAATGCTCAGTAGCATCTGCTGGACGCAAAGCGCTGATACGCTGATTTTGGTGCATCCTGACCTGGCTCCCGTCAAGATTGTCCGCGGTGGCACTGACGCGACCTGGACGGCCAGCGCCATCAGTTTTGTCAGCATACCCAAGTATGCTTACACCCCGGCCTCATCGACTCCAGCCGGGACGCTCACGCCCAGCGCGGTGAGCGGCAACATCACACTGACTGCTTCCAGCTCTGTCTTTACCGCTGGCTCTGTAGGCCAGTATGTGACAGCCCAGCCGCAGGGGCGCGCCAGGATCGTGGCGTACACCAGCGGCACGGTGGTCAGCGCTGTGACGGAGTTCCCGTTCTTCAGCACCTCCGCAGTTGCCAGTGGTTCTTGGACCTATGAGTCTGGCTACGAGGCTGTCTGGTCATCGACCAAAGGTTGGCCGCGCAGCGTCACCTTCCATGAAGGACGGCTGTACTTCGGTGGCAGCAAGTCTCGGCCATCCACAGTCTGGGGCAGCAAGGTTGGCCTGTTCTTTGAATTCGATCCTGACGAAGGGTTGGATGACGATAGCGTCGAGGCCACGCTGGACACCAACAACTACAGCGCGATCGTAGACATCCTGTCTGGCCGCGACTTGCAGGTGTTCACCTCTGGCGGCGAGTTCTATGTGCCGCAGTCTGGCCTTGACCCGATCACCCCAACCAACTTCTTCATCAAGACGGCAACACGAAACGGGGCCAAGGAAGGCGCGCGGGTGCAGACGCTCGAGTCCGGGACGCTGTTCATCCAGCGCCAGGGCAAGAGTCTGAACGAGTTCGCCTACACGGACACGCAGCTGACCTATGTCACCAGCAAGATCAGCCTGCTGGCCGGACACCTGCTGAAGACCCCAAAGCGCATGGCGCTGCGTCGATCCGTGAACACGGACGAGAACGATCTGCTGTTGATCACAAACGGCGATGACGGCTCTATGGCTGTCTTCTCGCTGCTGCGTGTGCAGAACATCATTGCGCCATCGCAGTTCATTACCGATGGCGAGTTCCTTGATGTTGGCATTGACATCAGCACCATCTACACGGTGGTCAAGCGCACAGTCAATGGCACGGCTCAGTACTATGTCGAGTGGTTCGATGACACGCTATCGACGGACTGCGCCAAATCTGGCGGTGTTGCTTCTACCGTATCGATGTCGCATCTGGTTGCCAAGACCTGCGAGTTGGTGCTGGATGGCGCTGTGCAAGAGGATGAGGTTGTGCCTGGTGGTGGAACGGTGACATTCCCACGGGCATCTGCATCATCCTACGAATGCGGCCTGCAATACACGGTGCGCGCCGTGACAATGCCTGTCGATCTGAAGCTGCAAACCGGAACGCGAATTGGATTCAAGAAACGGATTGTCGAGGTAAATGCGCTGGTCTATGAAACACAGCACATGAAAATCAACGGCATTGAGATACCGTTCCGCACCTTCGACACGATCAACATTCTTGACAGCGCAGTGCCTGAGTACACCGGAACCAAGACGCTAAACGGAATCCGCGGCTACTCGCAAGAAAGCAAGATCACGATTGAACAAGACCTCCCGCTCAAGATGACGCTGCTTGGGCTGGAGTACAAAGTAGCAACGCACCAGGGGACATAATGGAACTCTCGACAATTGCGTCCATTGCATCGATTGCCAGCGCAGTAGGCTCTGTCCGAGAAGGATACCAGCGGCAGGCAGCATTGCAGCAGCAGGCGGCAATGACTCGCATTCAGACCGAGGCGCAGCGCTTGGAGTCTGAGCGCAGGGCAATTCAGTACGAACAGCAAGGCACTGCCATTCTGCGCCGGATCAACATGGCGAATGCCGCTGCATCAGCGAGAGCCGCTGCTGGCGGTGTGATGCCGTTTGAGGGTTCTGCCGCTCTGGTGGCTACTATGAGCGAGAAGGCCGGTGGCCGTGAGTATGGTTACGCCACTGAAGGCGCTGGCGCTACCAGACGCATGGGGCTTGTGGCCGCAAAGCTTGGTGAGTTGAAAGCAGATCAGTACGCGCAGGCGGCAGACACCGCAGTCGAGTCTGGCTGGATGAGCGCTGCTGGAAAGCTTGGCATGACTGTGTTTAGTTATGGGAAGCTTGGTCAAGCGCCTGCTCCAGTTGAAGATAGATTCCCGTTTGGAAGAGGGTAATCATGGCTGAACTTCAACGCTACACGCCGGTTGGTCTTGGATTGGCATCCCTGCCTGGATTGCCGAATGTAGAGCCTATTGCCCTGCAAGAGCGCATCCGTGAAACGCAAGGTCTTCAGTCCAGTCTTGACCGTATCTCACAGTTCGCGTTCAAGGAAGCTGGAGAGGAAGCAAAGCGTCAGGGCCTGCAATACGGCGCTGAAAACCCTGTCACAAAAGATCAGATCGAAGTTGCGCTTGGCACTGGCAAAAAACCAGCAGAGTTGTTTGCAAAGCGCGGCACTATCTTTGGTGAGGCCGCATTGCAAGCGCAATCAGCACAGCTGCGGCTTGAACTTGAAAATAATGCCAGAAGCAAAATGGCAATGACTGCGGCAGAAGTTGATGCTGGCAGGCTGTCTGACATTGACGAGGTTAGAGCGCAGATCAACGGCCCGATTGATGGCTTTGCAAAGATGCTTGCTGGAATCGATCCAGAGGAATCTGTTCGCTTCCGTGCGTCAATGGCTGCTGCTGGAAACACGATTCTCAAAAGCGCCTATGACAAGATTATAAGCGTAGACAATGCAAAGCAACGCGCAAGGCTTGCTGAGTCTGTTCCTACCACGCTTGATTTTGTTTTTAGATTGTATGAAACAGAGCCAGACATCAATAAGCAAAAAGAGCTGATTTCCGTATACAGGGACGCGCTGCTCAAACATTTATTGCCGACAGCTGATGCAGCGTTCATCAATTCGACAATGGCGAAGTTTGAAGAAGGCGTTGCCAAGCTTCGCGTCGATGCTGTTTCAAAGTATGTCACCAGCACTGACTTCTCCGCTGACCCGCTGACCGCCGTGTCAAAGCTTGACAAGAATGACGCTGGGAAAATGACATCGCTATGGTCCACGCTCAACTTTGAGGACCAGGCAAAGGTGCGGAGCAACCTTCGTACTGTTGCTGGGCAGCGTTGGGATGTCAATGAAAAGGCAAAGAAAGAACTTGAAGATCAAGACTCGCTGGCCGCTGCAACAGCGATGTCTGACTATTTCAAGACAGGCTCTGCTGAATCTTTGCGAATACTGAATCAAATCTCAATCCGCAGCCGAAATGTGATTTCTCCAAAGACTGTTTTCGAATTGCCAAAAGAGCGCTCTGAGGTTTTGAATGCAGAGGTTGCAAACCCGAGAGGCGAGATTGTTCTGAAAACAGAGATGCTGTCTGGAAAGATTCAAACGCCAGAGGCCATGATTGCCAGGGCAAAAGAACTTGGCGTTGGCATGAAGGCCATCTCAAACAGCATGTTCCCGTTCTTCATTGCTAGAAACAATGAGGATGAGCGTGATGTTGATCGCACTCTGCGTAATGAGGCAAAGATCGTCCCTGGTCAATTCAACATTTCTCAAAAGTCTGCCGAGGCATATTCGGCAATGACAATGAAAGTTGAACGGCGCTGGAATGAAGCGCTAGAGAAAAACAAAGAAGACCCGATCAAGAACCCTTTGCCTTCTCGGAAATCTATTGCCGCACAAATCATCAAGGAACGAACGACTTCCGCAAAAACAACGCAGATCAATGCGCTGCTTGATGGTCTTAACAGAAGTTATGGCAAAAGAACTGGCGTTACCTTTTCTGAAGAAACAGACCCTTCTGATATAGCGAGTCGTAGAACGCAATTAAACCTGCAAATAGAAGAAGCAAATGCAATTAAAGAAGCTTATACATCAATAGAAACTTTGCGGAAACAGCGGGATGCTGAATAATGGATTTCAACGAACTCTACATCAACCGCATGCTGGAGCGCGAGTATCCGGCTGTTCAGCAAGAGCCTATGCTGCTGGCCGAGGCTCCGGCGCAAACCATGACCGATGCTGGCGCGGCTGGCTATGGCGTGTCTCCAATGTTCGGAAAACAGGCCAATCGGCCCAAAGTTGGGGAAGCCGCGGCTGAAGCAACCATGACCGTTGGCAGCGCGCTTGCTGGCGCATTGCCTGCTGGCCTGGGCGGCATTGCCAAGCTGATTGCCACGCAAGACCCAAATAAGGCCGTAGCAGCGATTGAAGACCTGATGCAGGCATTCACCTACATCCCCAGGACTCCAGAAGGCCAGAGGCAGGCTGAAGCGCTTGCACAGTCATTGCAGCTGCTCGGCATCCCAGCAGAGTGGGTTGGTGACAAGGTGCTGGAAATGACCGGCTCTCCGTTGGCAGCGACTGCGGCCAATGTCGCGCTCGATCCTCTGAATTTAGCGCTGTCTCCGGCAGCAGGTAAAGTGGCGAAATCTGCTGCGCGGTCAGCAAAACGCGCCCTCACTTCTGGACAATAAAGATGGCAATTCAACCTATCGAGCAACGCCTTGACAGCATGACTGTCAGCGCGGATGTAGACAAGATTCCGACTACCATTCCCAGTACGCCTGACATGGAGAATCTTGCTGCACCGCAAGATGACCCGCAAGAAGAGCCGATCCAGGTTGCTGGTGTTGGCTCTATCGGTAAAGTTCTTGCCCCGCTGACAAAAAAAGGCGCACGGGCTGCAAAAGAGCCTGTCATTGCTCGCCCTGACCCGATTGCGCCGCCGACTCCAGCTGCCGCACCGGCCGCTGCTGCACCTACCGTTACGCAAGCCAGGACCGTGACTGTTCAGCCGACACGGCCCGTAGACATCACCGAGGTCAACAAGGTGGTGCAAGAGCGTGAGCGGATGCTGGACATTGACACCAGGATCGCTGAAGGAGAGCCGCAGGCAAAACCGCCGGAAGTTCCCATCTCCAGCATGTGGACTGACAATGACGGACTCGCCGCGACCATTAACGCAGCCGGAACCAGGGCAGCGCAGCAAGAACCGACAATGTCGCTGCGTAGCATCTACATGCAGGCGATCAACGCTGGCGTACCTGAGTCATTCCTCAAGAGGACGCTGGCCGGTGAAAGCCTGGATGTCACCGTTGGCAGCAGCCAGCTTGCAAAACAGATTGCTGGAGCCGTATTTGCGCATGATGAAAGCGCGAAGGTGCTTGATGATCTGATGGAGAAGATGGCAACTGGCACTCTGGATGATGCCGGGAAGCTGGACTTGCGGATGCGCCTTGCCCAGCATGACATCTTGGTCAAGCAGTTGAAAGGCATGCAGACAGATGTCGCTCGGTCACTGAATGTGTTCAAGCGCGTTCAAGACGCTGGACCTGGGCTTGATGCAACTGCTACCAGGAAAGCGCTTGATGAACTTGGCGCGCAGCAATCCGACTCCGTGCTGTACCAGTTGGCCGTTGACTACCTTGAGTCTCCGAGTCGCGCTGGCAAAAACAGGCTGCTTGAGGCTGGCCTTGGCGCAAAAATGCGCGATGCCTGGTTCCATGTTTACCAAAGCAATTTGCTCAACGACCCGCAGACACATTCCTACAACATTGCTGGAACTTCTGTTTTTGGCTCATTGATGCCAATTGATAGAACTTTAGCGGTTGGTGTTGGTGCAACTAGACAACTTTTTCCTGGCGCTAACCAAGATCGCTATCATCTGTCCGATATTTTGGCCGGATTGAGCGGGGTCAGGAACGGATTTCTTGACGGATGGGAACTTGCTGTCGATGCCATGCGGCGCGGCGGTGATTCTAAATTTACAGACTCAGGCAAGGCCGTTGCCAATCCACTGTCAGCAGAAAACCTGTCAGATACGCCTTTGCGGCTGTTTGGCAAGGAAGTGTGGCGCACCCCTGATCTGACCGACTCATTCATTGGCAAGGCGATTGACGGCCTCGGGCTTGTGCATGACATTTCGTTCCGCGCATTGAAGGCAGGTGATGAACTGATTGGAGCAATTGTTGCAAGGTATCAACTCCATGAAGAAGCATGGCGCTTTGCAAACACCGAATACGATAGGCTTGTCGCTGCTGGATTGACACCTGATGCAGCAAGAACAGAGATCGATGCAAAAATAGCCCAGTTTTTGACTGAGCGTCCAGCACAAATTCAAGAGTCAATTGAAGGTATGCGTAACATGGTTACGCTGCAAGAAAAGATTGACAAGCAGGGGGTGCTTGGCGAGACATACTGGTGGTCAAATCAGATTCTGAACCTGGCTCCGGCCAAGGTGTTTGTGCCGTTCTCAAAGACGGTGACCAACCTGTTCATTGAAGGATCAAGCTACATCCCTGTTTTGAACATGCTGAGTCCACGCTTCTATAACATGTGGGAGCAGGGCGGCAGACATCGCGATGCGGCCATTGCGCGCTTGGCTATGGGCGGTAGCGCAGTCACCGGAGCGGCGTGGCTTTCCCTTGACAACAGACTCACAGGGTCAGGGCCGTCACAGACAGAGGACAGGAAGGCGCTTGAGGAGATGGGCTGGCAACCGTATTCGCTGGTCTTCGACCGCGGGGAAATCTCCGAGAAAAACATCGCCGCACTTCAGAACATCACCAAGGTTGGCGTTGGCCCGGACAAGGTCTATGTGTCATTTGCAAGGTTCGATCCTGTATCGATGGTCCTTGCAATGGGCGCTGACATGGCTGATGCGGCCAAGTTTGACCGCCACCCAGAGCGCGACGAGTTCACCAACATGGCAATGGCTGGCATGGTTGGCGTTGGCGAGTACATTGGCAATCTGCCATTCATGCAGGGCGTTGGCGAGTTGCTGGCGATTGCTCGGTCACGCAGCACTGACACTGGTGACAAGATGGTGGAGATCATGGGCGGCATATCGCGCCAGTTTGCCAACTTCGTCTACACCGGCACACCTGGCGTTGGCCTGTCAAACAGCACTCTAATGGGCCACATTGAGCGCATGACCGACCCCACAAAGTCGAACATCATGTCTCCGGTGATGGATCAGCCGCCATTCATCCGTGCATTCTACGAGGCGCGGCAGAAGGTGATGTCTCGCATCCCTGGCTTGTCCAAAGATGTACCTCCGCTGCTGGATAGCCTTGGCCGCGAGGTGAAGGTCAAGAATCGTGGACTTGATTATTGGGTCAACTGGGCTCCAATCATTCAAGCGACAGAGGGCAAGTTCTCAGAGACTGACGCGCTGCTAGCCGAGTTGAACTTTGGCATAGCGGAACCGAGCAAGGTCTGGGATGGCGTTCGGCTTTCTGCTGACCAGTACAACCGATTCAAGAAACTGTACGGCCAGGAAATCCTTGATGACGGCATGAACCTTGAGCAAAGGATTCCCATTGAGGTCCGTCGAGCAGAAGCAGACTCTGATGCCGCTGGAGAGCCTTTGCTCATTGGAGACAAGCAAAAAATAATCTCTCAAGTTGTTGAGCGGTATCGAAGCCTTGCCAAGGCCAGGATGATTGGTGATAAAGAAGGTCTTCCTGTCGATGTAGGCATGCCTGATATTCGCCTTGAGTTTGAAGACCTTGCGACAGCTATCAAAAAGAAGCAAGAAATAATCAGAGTTTTTGGCAAGTAATTTTTAGGGAATTGACATGGCAAACTATCCAATCAGCAATGTAACGCGGCGCGTTGTCTACACTGGCTCTGCCGGTGTTGGTCCGTATGCGTTCAGCTTTGAGATCATCGAGAACACGGACATTGCCGTGTACAAGAATGATGTGCTGCTGACACTGACCACCAACTACACGGTGACGATCAATGCCAATGGCACTGGCTCAGTCACTCTGGTAAGCGCAGCCACCAGCGCTGACAACATCACGATTGTCGGAGCCAGGGCAGTAGAGCGCACCACTGACTTCTCGACTGGTGGCGATCTGTTTGCCAACACCATCAACGAGGAACTGGACAGTGAGGTGATCCTGATCCAGCAGGTGGCAGAGTCTAATGATCGTGCGATCAAGGCTCCTGTCACCGATCCGACCACGATTGACATGACGCTGCCAGCCAAGGCCACTCGCGCCTACAAGCTGCTGGCATTCGACGCTGACGGAAACCCGATTGCTGATGAGCATATCGGAACAAACCGCGGAAACTGGGCCACATCGACGGTTTACTATGTGCGCGATCTGGTGAAGGACACTAGCAACAGCAACATCTATCAGTGCATTGTCGAACATACCTCGACAGGCTCACAACCGATCAGCACAAACGCCGATGTTGCAAAGTGGAGTCTGGTGGTCAACGCTGCGGCTGCTGCTGCAAGTGCTGCGGCGGCTGCGGTCAGCGAAACCAATGCTGCTGCATCTGCAACGCTGGCTAACGACTGGGCCACCAAGACATCTGGCCCTGTTGCTGGTGGCGAGTACTCTGCCAAGTACCATGCAACGGCAGCATCTTCCAGCGCGTCTACGGCCTCCACAGCTGCCACCAATGCAGTCAATGCACAGACTGCTGCTGAGTCTGCAAGAGACGCGACATTGTCTGCGTATGACAATTTTGATGATCGCTACCTTGGAACGAAGACTAGCGATCCAACACTAGACAATGATGGCAATGCTCTGGTTGCTGGCGCTCTGTATTTCAACAGCGTCAGCGGAGCTATGAAGGTCTACACCGGCAGCGCCTGGGTTGCTGCCTATGTGTCTGGCACTGGATTTTTAAGTACTTCCAACAACCTTAGTGAATTAACTGCTACAGCCAGCACGGCAAGAACTAACTTAGGTCTTGGTGCTGCAGACAGCCCGCAATTCACTGCGCTCAATGTTGGCAATGCTTCTGACACAACGGTCACAAGAGCATCTGCTGGCGTGATTGCTGTTGAAGGTAATGCCGTGTTGACAGCCAACAACATTGGAACATCAGTGCAGGCTTACTCAGCCGAACTGCAAGGCGCGTCACAGGGTGGTATTTACAGCTTCAAGAACCGCATCATCAATGGCGCAATGGTGATTGACCAGCGCAATGCGGGGGCTAGTGTAACTATAAACACTGCCGCCCTTGTTTACACTATTGATAGATGGTCAATGTATGGGAAAGCCTCCGCAGGTGTTTATACGGTTCAACAATCATCTTCAGTTGTACCAAATAATTTCACTTCCTCTATGAAAATTACTGTGACTACGGCAGACGCTACATTAGCCGCAGGTTCTCAGTATTCTTTTAGACAGCGGATAGAAGGATATAACATAGCTGATTTTGGCTTTGGAACGTCCGCTGCAAAAGCGTTGACGCTATCGTTCAAGGTGCGATCTTCAGTTACGGGAACTTTTGGCGGCGCAATGTTTAACGACACAGGCGCACGGTGTATGCCGTTTTCCTACACCATTTCTGCTGCTGATACATGGACTGACATAACGGTCGCTGTCCCTGCTGAAACTGCTGGAACTTGGTTAACAACCAACGGAGATGGGTTGGAGGTGTTATTTACGCTTGGTTGTGATACAGCACAAAAAGGTGGCACGGCTAGCACTTGGGGCAGCTCTTTTTACTTGGCTCCTTCTGGGTCTGTTAATTTAATCAGCACTCTTAATGCTACTTTCTACATCACAGGCGTTCAGCTAGAAAAAGGCAGTGCAGCCACTAGCTTTGACTATCGTGACTACGGGCGCGAGTTGATGCTGTGTCAGCGGTATTACTGCAAAACTTTTGATATTGGAACAGCTCCGGGAAATAATGTTTCAGGAGTTGGTGAATTGCTTGGCTTGAACATTTTGTCAGGCACTTATGAACCCGGACAAAGTTGGCGTTTCCCAGTGGCAATGAGGGCGGCTCCAACGGTAACAATGTATAACCCCGGAGCAGGAACTGCTGGTCAATGGTATGACGGAGCGAATTCATCTGCTAATGCAAGAGCATTTAATCCCGGAACTTCTGGAGTATGGTTTGATAATTCGGGAACTGGTTTGGGTGGCGCTCGATACCGAATTCAAGCTGTTGCAGCAATAGAACTGTGAGGAAAAAATGGAATATAAATTAAGCGTGATATTGCCCGGTGAAACGCAGAAGTGCGTGATTCGGCAAACAGATGGAGCATTTATTCCATTTGACCCCGCCAACACCGACTACCAAGCCTATCTGGCATGGCTTGCTGAAGGAAACACGCCGTTACCTGCTGATGAGGTGTAATCATGGAACCTGATATCGAGGCACGGTTTATGACGCATGAGGCTGTCTGTGCGGAACGCTGGAAAGAAACAATTCTACGCATCAAGCGCATCGAGTCCATTGGCATTGCCTGCGCTGGGGCCATCATCCTTCTGCTTCTTCACTTGGTCACAAAGACATAGGGGCTTTATGAATGATCGATCCGGTAACGATAGGGGCCGCATTTGCCCTAGCTAAGACAAGCGTTGGCTTCGTAAAGGAAGCCATCAACATGGGTCGAGAGATCAGAGACTGCGGGAAGGAACTCTCTGATTTCTTCAAGTCTCAGGGCGAGATTGAGAAAGCCGCCAATGAGGTTGAGAAGCTAAAGTCGCAGCCTAAGTCTGATGATCCACAACAAGCGCAAGTACAAGAGTCGGCGCTATCACAAGCGTTCACCATTGTCAGCAGGCGCAGGGAACTCAAGCAGTTTGAGACTGAGTTGCGCGACATGTTTGCCATGAAAGGCGAACTGGATTTTTACAGAGAGTTGTGCGAGGAAAGACAGAAGATCGTCAACTCGCAAGATGATGCAGCAAGAGAGAAGATTCGCAAGGAGCGTCTAGCAAAAGACAGAGCCGCGCGAAAGAAGCAAGAGATGGAAGAGATGCTGATGGTTGCAGGCATTGTTGTGTTTGTGCTGATAGGTGCGATTACAGTTGGCGTTGTAATTTACTATTCGAGGTGACATGGACTCTCTGATCGATTTACTCAAAGGCGCAGCACCAGCTCTGGCTACCGTGGTGGCTGGACCTATGGGCGGCATGGCAGTCAAGGCGATGGCCGAGAAGCTTGGCGTGTCTGACACCGTGGAGGCCGTCACCCAGGCGATCCAGGCCGATCCAAACGCGGCGCAGAAGCTGGCCGAGATTGACTTGGAGGCATTCAAGCTTGAGGTGCAGGATCGCGACAGCGCCAGGAAGGCGCATGTCGAACTGGCAACCAATGCGAATGTTCCGCTGCTGGACAAACTGACCATGCCTATTCTTGCCCTTGGTACTGTCGGCCTGTCGTTCATCCTTATCGGGGTGTTGATCTTTCGTGACATTCCTGACAGTCAAGAGAACATCATCATCTTCGCCCTGGGCTTCATCACCTCGGCGGCAACGCAGGTCTTGAGTTTCTACTTCGGCTCCAGCCAGGGGAGCAAGGACAAGGACAAGCCACCAGTGAGGTTGAAATGAAAGACAAGCTGACCTTCTATGTCACGCTCATGGTGAGTTTCACGCTGTGCGTGATCTTACTGTCGATGGTGGCGGCAATGATGTT